GATAGATTCTTCATCAGCGGGAACTATCTCCCAATGCGCCTTATACCGGACAGCGTAAGAGTTGCCACCAACAGCAGCAGAGGACGAGGTATCGCCCTCAACGACTATACACAACGCGCAGAGGTTAGCCTGAACCCCTCCAGAACTCGTAGGAGCGTAGAGGTAGTTCGGATTCGCCACAGCCGCACCAGCAGTACCTGCACTAGGCAGACTGTTAGCGCCAGTTGCGTTTATCGTCTGATAGACTGGAACTTCGTTGGGGAGCCAGATAAAGCGGAGTGATCCACCAATCCTTCCCTCAACTCGTCTTTGCATCTTATTGATCAGGTTGACAGTCGTATTCGTCACTGAGCCAGTGCACGTGGCAACCGAGGAGTACTGCGTGCCTGTTGAAGACACAACTCCTCCCGGCTGCACAATCGGCATAAGGCCAGCGGAAATCCGACCCGAGCGATTAAGCTCAGTCCCTAAGTACGATACTTCCACACCCATAGCAACGAGCCTAACTTTCGCACTGTTACCGCCGTGAAGGCCGCCCCAGTTAGGAACAGAATTCGCGCCAGAAACGACCGTGTTGAAGGTGGTTCCAGTAGCGTTAGAAAACTCGGAGAGGGTGAGGTTTCCCGCAGAGGTCTCTTGTAAGACCCGAAGGGTGTCAGGAAACGGGGGAAACCACCACCCGATTGAATGAGTGGTGGACGTCCCCGTGATCGCAGTAGATGAAAAAGTCGCCGTAAACTCTGACGAAGCCAGCCCAGAAGGGGTGGTATCAAAATCAGGAATGCGGGTACCAGTACCATCAAATGGATTCTTGATTAGGGCTAAATATCTATGCCCGGACGATCCTTGTCCGGTAGCCTTCTTAGCACCTGTGTTTTTAGGCTTGTTCTTCTTCTTCTCTTGAGGCGCCTGCTTAGTCACCGTCGTTACAACAGTTTTCTTAGCAGGCACAGGATTCTTGGACTTCTTTTGCATCTCAAGGGGGGGGGGTATCTTTTTCTTCGGCCTCCCCCTTCCGAAGTGGCGAAACTCACGGTAACCGAGCTCGAGCCGCCAAAGCAGCCTTCACTCGATCAACCACGTCCCCACCGTATAGAGCAAGGCGCGGGTATAACTCTGGCCAATGACGCAACTCCCACATGGAATCATTAAAGGGGTCACTACACGGCTCATACTGAGTCACTGCACCGTACCAAGTCTTAAACGGTCGGGTTAACGCCCCCGTACGAAGGTCCTTACCACAAAAGTCTCCATCGAAACTGGTTTTCAGCTTAACTCCCAACTTCGCGTATTCTGAGACTGGATCGTCAACTTCCAAGTCTTCCTTACAGTCATCACCCATCGTAGCTAAAGGCCAAGAGGCACTAAAGTCAATGGGTTTCCCCGCCAGGATTCCAACCATGGTGGACAAAACAGCTCTTTTCCGCGAATTGTCGGCAGACGTCCTCGCGTGTCCCGACTTCTGAATCGGTCCCATAGAATGGGCCCGAACATCACCTAGACATTCACCATTAGAGTCCCTAAACTCCCAACACGGCTCCCAGTCGACCATCTTTAAATAGAGGTCAAGCATGGGGCGATTAGGGTGTTCCGGGACCGAGACGCTGTCACCAAATTTCTTCTTCCAAGACACCTCGTGGTCAAAATCGAAAATCATCAACAACAACTCCCGATTGGCATCAAACAACTCCATCGGATGCCCCCAGTCCCAGTTAGACACATCAGTCCACAGGGCCTTGGGGCTTCTAAAGTCGTTGTAGATCTGCAGACACTG